CCAGTTCACCCCACCGCTCGACAGAATCACCTGCCCAGCCGCGTCGTAAATCTCAATCCCATACCCCGCCGCCAGTTTTCCCAGCACCACCCGGGTCACGTCATTGCCATCGGTCACCACAATCCGGTTGTTCTGCCCGTCCAGATGCACCCTGCTTTCGGCGCCCAAAAAGATGTTGCTGGCCTGAATAATCCCGGCGATCAGTTTGGCGACGCTGAGGTTTTCAATCTTGGCATCGTTGACGGCAAGATCCTTGATCTTCGACCGGGAGACGACCTGGTCGGCAATGAAGATCTCCCGCAGCGTGAGTTTGGCCACCCCTCCGACCAGCGCGATAGCGAAGAAGCTCTCAATCGAAAGCTCCGACTTGCATTTCCAAGTGAGCCCTCCGTCAACCACAGTGGCATCGATGACCACCGGCCAAACGGGTTCGGCACCGCCAGAACTGCCACCGTCCACCGTGACCTCGTAGACGTAACCATTCGGGGCCCGTGGCATGGTCAAGTCGCCAAGGGCGTAGTTGAAGTTCGGCTTCCACTTGCTTTCCGTGGCCAGCTCGATCAGGTAGTCAGGATCGTCGGCGGTGCTGCCCGGGGTGCCAGCAACGCCATTGAAGGCCCCGGCCAGGTCGTCCTTGTTGACCAGGCGGGCCCAGTAGAAGTATCTGGCTCCAAGGGATGAGTTCGGAAGGCTGTTGTCTACGAAGAGAACGTCAGGGGTCCAGGCGTCGCCCACCTTGACGGCTTGACCAAGATCGTCCACCTGCGCCCGCCAGATCTCCGTCCTGCTATGGCCGTTGTAGTTGACCCAGGCCCATTGCAGCATGATCTTACCGAAGAGGCCGGTTGCAACCAGATCGGTCGGAACGGTCGGGGTGTCGAAGATCGGCGGGGTGTACTCGGGGATTGCGGCTACAGCCTCGGTGATGGCGCCCAGAATGTCGATGTTCGACTGAAACCCACCGGCAATCCGCACCCCCTCGAACCACGTCCGTAGCCGCTCGACCTCTTGGGCGATGGCCACCGGGGTTGGATTTGCTCCCAGACGCTTGAGGACCGGCAGTTTCAGGCTCATGCCTTCTCGATCTCCTCGGTAGTTTCCGCCAGCATGGCTGACAGCACCTCACTGGTCCCGGTCAGGCGCAGACGATAGCGGCCGGCGGCGTCGGTATCGGGCAACCAGAACGGTTCTGCATCGACGACACGCTGCTGGTGGATCTTCTTTTCCCCGGCGTAGACGTGAAGGTGGATCTCGTCATAGTCGGCCGCCTCGACCTTGGCCAAGGCCATACTGACCCGCTTCGGCAAGATGTAGTCTCGAGACTCCCAGGTGTAGGGCAAGGGGGTCGCGCCAGTGTCCCAGCGGACAATCTGCCCGCTGACCACAAGGTACAGGCTATCGGTTTCCGGGTCGCTCCAAGCGGCCGTGGCGTGAATACTTGAGGTCTGCCAGGGGGCGAGCTCGTTTTTCGGATCGAAGATGAAGGCCCCCTTGCTTCCGGTGCCGGTGTCATAGAAGCCGTAATAGCGGCCGTCATGGACCACCCCGAGGATACTAGAAGGCTTGAGGGCTCGCCAGCTGTCACGGTCGACGATCTGCTCGGTCAGGTTGGTTGACACCCCGGGGCCGACACCGCAGAGCCCGTCCGGGGCAGCATAGAAGACCATCCCGCCGGCACTCACCAAACTGCGGGCACTCTCGCAGGTTTGATCCAGCTCAAAATAATCCTGCCCCATGCTCGCCGGGTCGCCGCCAGAGGATAGCAGTTGGGGCTTTTCTCCCGGGAGAACCACCACCACGGAGTTGCCGAAGGCACCGATTGCGGCCGGTACTTCCTGGAAGGCGTAACGGTAGGCCAGCGGCCAGGCATGAAACTGGTAGGGAACGCTGAACAGCACCGACTTGCCACTGATGCAGGCTGCGCCGCCGCCGGCCAAGGCGATCAGGTTCTTCGCATCGTCGGGAATTGGCAGCCAGTCGAGGCTGGGCAGGGGAACTTGCTGGGCGGCGGTGACCATCGGCATCTGGTCAAGGTACGGATCAGGCACGGCGCCGACCGCCAAGGTTGCCACGCGAAACAGATCTCCGGCGATGGCGCGGTATATCCGCACATGGGTGATGTTGTAGTTTCCGGCAGGGGGCAGGGCGATAGCTCCAAGGCTGGTGAATTGGTCAGGGCAGAGTGAAAGGGTTGTTGTCGGCGGACTGGGGCCGCTCTCTTCGGTGATGCCGCCAAAGGTTCGAACAAAGGTGGTCACATAGAACCGATCACTCAGTTCCGAGGCCTCACAGCCTCCCCCGGCGCCCGCGGCGATTGACGGCGCGACAACAGGAGAAGGCAGGGCCATATTATAGGAGTTGGTCGGGTAATTGGTCCCGCCACCGGCCGTGGCAATGGTCGCATCCGACACCTTTGGGACACCGTCGCCGGTCCAGTAAACCCGCTCCTGAGTGTCCGCGGCCAGCGGGCTTTTGACCATATGAACGTCGGTGATCCAGTGGAACCAGAAGACACCGGCATACTTGAGGATGGTCTTGATCGTCCCGGCCTTGGTCGGCGTCCAGATTTGTTCAGGGGTGCGAAGCGGGCGTAGGTTACCACTGGTCAGCCGGCAATCCAGGGCCACCCTGGCCATGTTGGGAGCAATCAGGTTGGGCGCAACTTTTGGTACCGTACCGCCGAACTTCTCCTGCCGGATAAACATTAGAACACCTCCGGGGATATCCGGTATCCGGTTCCGGTGTTTCCTCGCAGTGCCCGAATTAGCGCCTTGCCGCAGCCGGCCCGGAACTCTTTCATGTGATAGTCGGCAAGCTCCACATCCCGCCAGGGTTGCGGCTGCAACTTCAGTTCCGCCTTGGCACCATGGACAATTTCTTGCTCGAACTCGTCAAGCAGCGCGGAATAGGCGCCGGTCGCAGTAAGAGCAGGCTTGATAGCCACCACCAGGTAAACCGGCAGGCCAGCATCCATGGGGATGGGATACAAGCCAACATGGCTTGCCCCAGGATGGAGAAAATGGGTCGCGGTCAAAGATTTGTTTCTGGCGATCAGACTGGAGGGTAAAGGGTTGAGGGTTTGCTTGCCCTGATAGGCGCCCAGGATCGACACCACCTCGACCAAGGCCGGAAGGCTGGCCGAGAAATCGTAGTTCTCGACATCGACAATCGGGGTGATCGGGCCAATATCATGCAGTCTGAGCCATGTTGATTTCTGACAGAAGGTGCGGGTTGCGTTCAGAATAGCCCGCTCAATCACCACATCTGGGCAGCCGGGTACGTCAGGAGCGACCAGGTCAACCATGTCGGAGAAGGGTTTTTCTTCGGAGTTGAGCAGGACATCAGGCATTATCAGGCCCCTTCTTCTACGCGATCGAAGTTTGATCCAATTCCCAATAGCGCCCCAACACGGACCCCGAGATAACCGATTTTTTTAGTGATCCACCAGCCGGTAGTTCCCACGTCATTCTCATACTCCCGATCCGCCCAGGCACGTTCCTTGGAGTTGCGGGCCTGTTCGCAGCGGAAGTCATGCCGGCAAGAAGCAATAGGGTGATTCCACCGTGGGTAAATAGGGACAAGGATTCCGGCACTGTTTCCGTTCCAGGGAAAATCCACTGGGACAAACTCAGGACCTTTGTACCCGGGCCACATCGGGCAAGGCAAAGGCTTGTCCAATGCCATCCAGTCGGCTTGCCCCGGCAGAGTTCGCATGTGCATGACAACGCCACTGGCCGACATTACGGCACCGGAGACTGTTTGAGGTACAGGGCAGCGCTGACCATGGCCGACACTGCAGCGACCGTCATAATCTTATGAACACCATCGGTCAGGTTAAAGGCTACCGGGTCAACAATCATCACCGAAATCGTGTTGGCGGCGCCCCCGATGGCAGCGGCGACCAACCCCTTGCCCCACAACAACACATCCTGCATGTTGCTCAGCCGAATATCCTTGTTCATTGCGAAGTGCTCCTTCCTGCCGGTGGTGCTCCGGCGCGTTTTTGCTTTGGGGTTTCATCTGTTTGAAGGCAACAATCCGTTCCCCTGAAGCAGTGGCATGGAAAACACCGCAGATCTTTGCGGGCATCTGGGCAAAAAACACAGCACCACTTCCGATTCCCCGGGACACTGCAGGCGCACACCGTCATCACGTTACCTCGCGGCTGTTTCTCCCTGTTGCGATTTACCGGACAAACCCAGCATCTGCAGCGCCTCGCGGCGATGAAAGGCACTGCGGTTCAAATCCCCGCCGATGGCCTTCTGCCAGCCGAAGGAGAGCGAGAGGTGAACAACCGGATTGACGAAAGTTTCCGGAAGGGGAAAGTCGGTGCTCGCTCCTAGTTTGACCGTCGGAGGGTATTCGGGTTGCAGCACCTGGATATGGTGGGCGGGATCCGGTTGTGGCGGCCACACGTAGAACTCCCGGGGATTTCCCGGGTTGAGCATGAAGTTTCGAACCACACCGTGTGCAGGGTCGGCTCGCCAGTCACGCCTTGCGGCGGTCATGGTTGCCAAGCTGACCCGGCGAGGGGAGCGTCCGGGGATATTCCCGTCTGCGCCCAGGTTGCAAACCACGTCCACCAGGTAGAGCCCCTGGGAGCTGATCTGCTGCGTGACGCCTGGTGCAAGGGAGAGGGTTTTGGTTTTGGTGTTGGCGTCGGGGCGAAGGTCGACAATATCCCGCAGCGCGGCGTTCAGATTCACCTCATGCTGCGCCGGGGTCCAGCGCACCTTGGCGGTGTCCATCAGGATTGCGGCGGCTATTGCTGCAAGCTCGTCGACCTTCATTGCCCCTCTCCCTTATTTGCTCTGGTGCTGGTATTCGATCCAGGCCATATCCCGTTCACTGGTGGTGACCCTGGAACCAATCGCTTTGGCCAACTTCCCAGGGATAGGCAGGCCGTCTTTGGTAAAGCCGGTTGCCGGGTCCAGGGCGGAAATGGCCTCGACCAGCAAGGTCAGCCGGTTCGGGTCCATCACCGCGCCAAGATCGGGATCAGTGATTTCCCCTTCCTGGGCAGGAAGATATTCTTCCTCGTCCTCGGTTGGCACTGCCACTGCCGGCAGAACCCGGACATTCTGCTCTGCGGCAAGGGCCACCTCGGTAGCGGTGGGATAGGTCGTCGGTTGGCCAACGTGAACGTGCTCGACGACTTCCGCTGGGAACAGATCAGGCCGCTTGGTGCGCAGCAGCTCCAGCGGGCAAGGCGTCAAGCGCAACTTGACCATATGTTTGATCAGGTCTTCGGTGGCGTTGAAGATCTCGCCGGTTTCCGGGTTGAGCACGAACTTGTATCGCGGGTCCATGGGTTACTCCTTTAAAAGGTGGCGGATATTCGCCTTATTGTCACCACTTGGCTTTGAACAGGGAAACCTTGAAAACGTTGTCGGCTGTAGCCGCTGCAGCCAGTGTCACCCTAACTTGTGCCTTCTCGCTGGTTGCTGTTCCGCCCGAGGTGTAGGCAGTGAAGTTGGCGCTATTGGTCCCAACAAGATCGAAGGTGTTGGCGTCGATCTTGGTGATCGAGTACCAATTGCTGTTCAGTTCAACGGTTCCGACAACCCCGGTGATATAAACCCGGTCGCCGGTCAGCAGGCCGTGGGCGGTCGCAGTAATCCGCACCAAACTGGTCCCGGAAAGAGTAGCACCGGAAATAGTCGGGTTGAGATTGACAATCGCCACCGCGTCAACGAGTTGATCCTGGTTACTTACCCCGTAGGTGCCAAGGATTGTGGCGTTGGTGCGAAGCAGGGTTGAGGCGGTCGAAAGCCCAACAGTTGCGCCAGTGGCTACCGTCACGTCGGCAGTCAGGATCGGAGAGGGATCGAAGGTGGCTTTATTGATGGTTCCACCAGCGAAACACAGCGCTGGGAGCAGGCAAAGCGCAAACAAGATGAGCATCTTTTTCATGGTCGCGTCTCCAAGTAGGGGTTGTTTCTCGTGCACTTGTAAAACAAGCCCCGGCCCACACGGAACCGGGGCTTGTCGTTCTTAGCCAACCGTCGATCAGACCTCGATACGAGCGGTCGCCATGGCCTTGCCGTTGACCACCTTGAAGCCGAACACGTTCAACCCGCGCATCGCGCTACCGAAGGTGCTTTCGAGCTTCGGCAGGTAATCCAGCTCGGTGATCTGGCTGGCGAAGGAAATGGCGTGGTTGGTGCCGGCAATGCACTGCCAGGACTTCTTGCCACCGCCGTCGGTGATCTTCTTCAGGTTGTTGGAGCTGTAAAGGGTGAACCGGTCGATGATCCCCAGGCGCCCGTTGCGCAGCATGGACGTGCCGTCGCCGGAAAGGGAGGCGTCTTTCAGGTCCGACTTCTTGATCTTGCCGCAAACGGCCGGAGGAAGAACGACCCAGCGGCCGGACTCAGGCACGTTTTGCTCGTCGAGCACGGTTCCAAGATCAACCAACAGGTCGAGCACGTTGGTTTTGTCGATGGCCAAAGGTGCGGCCTCGGTGCCGAGGTTGATGTTTCCGGACCCGGCGCCAGCGGTAGCGCCGATGTTCGCAGCTGCGGCCCCGGTGTAGACCGCGCCGAGAACCACCTTGTCGATGGCGATCTTCATCTGCTCGGACGCATCAGCCGCCCAGATGTCCATCAATTTGACATCGGATTGTTTCTCGTCGATCCGGTCCACTTTGAAGGCGAAAAGCTTGGCGTAATCGACGGTCATGTCGACCAGGGTGCTCACCAGGTCCTCGTAGACGATGGTGTCGCCCTTCTCGTAGTCGGAGATCGTCACGTCCGGGCGCTGACGGATGTGAATCGTATCTCCTTTCATCTTTACGTCGCCCTCATAATCCGTATTCATTACAGCTATTTAGCTGTCCGACTATCGCTTAACCAAGTGTTCCTTGCTACGACCTTCGGGCCAAAAATTTCTGCCTTTGTAAGTATCCTTAAACTGGATATCTTCGATGGTCTTTAATATTGAAGGAACGTCTGGCCTCGTTTCGTTTAGTCTGTGCGGGTGAGCTTTCAGTTGCTTAATTGCCGACTTGATGTTTTTACCGTCACGGTAATGTCCCATCTCGGCGCAACCCAGGATGACGTATGCTTGTTCTTTTTTGGCGATAAGGTGTTTGGCAAAATATCCTAAAAATTCCTTCGCTTTACTTGGCGGCATTGTAAGTGTCCACTTTACCAGGTGGCTTCTTTCTTTTGACGCCTTGAGCGAACCTCCGAACACCTTGTGAATGATTTCAACCCCTTCAGAGTCGTAACCTGAGGCTACTATTTCAGCTGTTGGTTGTGCTGAAGTTCTGCCACTACCAATTCTCACCGAAATTGTGCCGTCGCCATCGAAATACCCGGCCAGCCATTGACGGGGTGGGAAATTCGGGAGCGGCAAAGACTTCATCTTTCGCTGCTCCTTCATGTGCACCCTCGCTTCTGAGACATTAAACGCCTTCCCGTGCATATCCATCACCACGTTTGCGTAATGTCTTTTAATAACCAGGTGTTTCCGTATCCTGCTCATGGCCATCAAAGCTTGCTTCCCCCAAACCTTTAATATTGTGACGGGGGGTTGGCCTTGACGTTCAGGGTGTGTGATCTTTCCCCCGATTGCCGCCTGGATACGATACAAGACTTCATCCTGATCGGTTTTTTGGCCGAATTCTATTGACAGATAGGCCCTTCTAACTTCCGGGTTACTATCAACTCGGTCAACGGGTCGCCACATTAACTGGATTGACCCATCAGCATCCAAAAAACCTGCGATGTATTTAGGACTCAGCGTGGCCATGACCTTGCTCCTGTGTCCTTATGCTCTTCCCTCTGGTCAGCTTATAAGCCTCCCAGTTTTTTAGAAACGATTTTAAATCGCCAACACTTAGATAGCGATCATACCGAAGACGGTCGAAGCGTAGAACTTTTCCAAGAGCTTCCCGCTCCAAAGTTCGGGAATGAAAATGCCGGCGCGGTTCGGGTAAGCCCCACTGCCGTAAACGGCGGGGTTGTCGCCGGTAATGGCGATACCGGCGGCAAGGAACGGGGTTGCTTCTCCATAGCCAAAAATGGCAGCGACTGCGGCCAACAGCAACATGCACCACTGCTGGGCGCTCATGATTTTGAACAGAATCTTCATAGTTGGTTTCTCCCTGTCAACCAGGGGTAATGCGTCCATCTCGTTGGGCGGCGAAGATATCGGCCTCCAGCGCCTGGGCTTGATCAGGGGTGTAAATACACCCTTGGCCGGTAACCAGCTTGCGCTTTTCTTGATAGAACGCCTGAACTTCTGATTGACGATATTGGCGTTTTTCCGGTGCCGGGTTTCCACCACCACCAGAGCTTCCGGGCAAAATTGTCGGCCCGGGGCTGTTGGGTTTGGTGACTCCGGCGGCCTCAGTGGATTTGTAGGTTTGAAGCAACAGGTTGACGGCTTTAGCGTTGCGGCTCCCCATGGCCCGTTGCAGAGCCTGGTCATACGTTTCCTCGAACAGCGGCGGCATGGGCTGCGCCAGCCACGGCAACCAAACGGCATTGATCTGCTGCCAATCCGGGTGCGCGGTGTTGATGGCCGCCCAAAAAGCTGCCTCGGTTTGCTGGGCTGCGTTCTTCTGCACCCCCTCGAATTGCTGTTCAATCGGGGCGACTTGGCCTCGGACCAGCGCCAGCAGGTTGTCGGCATACTCGGGGCTGATCTCGTTTTTAAAGAAGTCGAGAGCGGCTCCGCTTTGCACCTTGGTCTGTTTGGCCTGGTCCCGCAGCTGTGAAACTTCGGTTTGAGCGGTGCGCACCTGGTCGTTGAGGTCGCGGATCTTGTCATGCAGGGGCTGGACCTCGCTGTTGTACTTGCCCTGCAGAACCGCGAAGCGTTGCTCGGCCTGCTGAAGGGCGGTGCGCAGTTGCTCAACTTCACCGGGTTGTTGTGCCGGCGGCTGCGGTGCTACGGTTGCAACGGGTCCCGGCGGGGCTGCAGCGACAGGTGCGGGCGGCGCGACCGGAACGGTGGGAGCCGGAGCGGGCGCGGCATCAGGAGCAGCCGCCGGGGCGGTGTTGCTCATGTTGGCGCGGATCGCATCGGCGTTTGCCAGCTGCTTTTGAACGCTGCTGGGCAAGCGAACGTTGAACGCTGTCTCAGGCATCTGTTACTCCTTCTCGGGAGCCGACTTGACGGTCTTCCCTGTGTTGTTGCGGAGCCGGCTTAACGGTCTTCCGCGGTGGTTGTGTGCATCCCATTGGAGCCGACTTGACGGTCTTCCGATGGGTGAAAAAGAAAAAGGCCGGCGGCCATAAAGGGAAAAACCCCTTGCGGTCGCCGGCCTCTTGTTCAGATGAGCCGGATGGAACCCTACTTGTGGTGCCCCTGACTACTTGCTGTTCAGGGCTTCGGTGCTGTTGTAATCGATCTTGCGCGGAATGCCAGCGGCGAAGTGGATGACCACATTACCGTTACAGCCCTGGCCGGCAAACTGTTTAAGGCGATTCCAAACCTCGCTCAATGCCTTCTCGGTCGGATCCTGCTCGGTCTTCACCATTGACCCACCCCCTGCAGCGGCTTGGGCGGCGCAACAGCGGCCGGACTGGTCTCTCTTACCCCACCTTCTGCTGCGCTCCGATTCCCCCGGGATACCTTGACCAGGTCGAGCACGTCAGCCAATTCCGACCGGCGGCCATTGGTGTGATAGAGCTGCTCCCCGAACATCTTGCGGGTCTTGGCGTCCAGGGCCCGTAGCCGGCGCTCCAGGAAGCCGAAGAACTTGTTGCCGTCGATATCAACCGACAGCCGGGCGATAGCGTCGAGCTCATCTTGTGCGGCGCGGATGTCCTCTTGAGAGTCGGTCATTGCCCACTCGCCTGCGAGAAGAGGCTGGTATCAGTCCCGCCAGCTGGAGCCCCGGCGGCGTCGGTGGCCTGGGTCGCTTGCTGCTGCGGTTGTGGTTGCTGTTGCGGCTGCTGGTTATTGGCAGGGTCGACCACCGGGGAGGCCGGAGCGACCGGGGCACCCCTAATGATGTCTTCGGGGTCAATATCCATCGCCTTGGAGGTTGAGGCCAACAAATTGGCTCGGCCCTCAAAGCCCATGATCTGCAAGTCGACAGGGTTGTTGGTGGCCTGCAGCAGTTCTTTGCGGCGAATCAGCATCTGCTCCTTGATCAGCAGTTCGCTCGAACCGTAAACCTGAACCTCGAGATCGCCTTTGATGGTCTGGTCGGGGTTGTAAAGCATCTCCCAGACGTAACAGCGGCCGATGAACTGCTCCAGCGCCTCGTCGATATTGCGCACCACGTTCTTGATCCCGCGGGCGGCGGCGCTCATCAGCATCGAAAGCCCGCTGGCGGTGTCTCCTGCCCCGCCGACCGACTCTGAGCCATGGGCATAGGCCGGAACGCCTGAATGCTCGTCAGCCATGGCGCTGCAGAACTTCAAGACCTCAACCAACTTAGTAGCGGTAATCGGCACACTAAAGAACTCCACAGGGGCACGACTGCCGCCCGACATATCGTCAGTGGTCAGGTAGACCTTGCCCGGGTAAAGTTGCCCCGGGACCTCACCAGGCGCCAGCCGGTCGACCATTTCCTGCACCAGGGGCAGAGCGCTCATGGCGGCGTTGTTGATTGCGCTGCGGTAGAGCATGGACGCTGATTCGGCGTCGTGCTTGATCATTTGCGGGATACTGCGGCCCCAGAATCCATCCGGGTTGGTCATCATCGAAGCCACCGAATAAGGCCGGTGACCGAGCGGGTGGGGGTTCAGGGTGGCGTAAACCAGATGCCGACCGATCAGGATAGCGACAATCTCGTATTCCTGGGCAATGTCCTGCACCCCGGGGATATTCCAATCGACCAGCAGGCTGCCGGGAACCGACAAGTAGCACTCCAGCCCGTCGATCTTGCTGGTGTCGTAGCTCGAGAGTTGGCTGATATTGCGGATGCGGTCGACTTCGCCGTCAGTCCACAACCATTCCCGCAGACCGCCGCTGCGATGCTCGTAGAGCACGGCGTTGATGGCGTCATCCCGATAGCCGGGAATGCCCTTCATGTTTGACAGGTCACGCCGGGTGTAGCGAACCCGCTCGATGAAGTCGCCGTCATTAGGTCCGGTAGCATCGGCCGAGGGGTAGCAGTTCAATGGATTGACCCGCTTTGCCTTGACCATCAACCTGGGCGCGATTTCGGGAGCCATGCCGGCCGGGGTCGCCTTCCAGCCCAGCCGGTTTTCGTTGCGGGCGAACGGGCCCTTCAGGACGGAACACTGGAACGTGACGATATCATCGATGAAATCCCGAAATTCCTCTTGGAATCGGGATTCAGACAGATTGTCCTCGATGGTCTTTTCCATCTTCGCCGCGGTGGCCTTTGCCTGTACCATCTCGGCGTCGGTCATCTTGGCTTCAGCGATGATCAGCGCCGCGTCGATGCGCTGGCGCAGGAGGCGCACGTCGATTGCCTGGCCGCTCTGCTGCTCAGCCATCACCGCCTGGGTGATCGCCGCTTCACGGATCCGCTCTGACAGCTTCTGCCGCTCGGTGGGTGAAAGATCCGGCTTGGGCGAAGGGCGAAGGCCCCAAGACTTCTGCCCAGCCTGCAGCACGACGTCCTCGATCCATGCCTTGGCGGCCCGGCATTTCGTCTCAGTCAGGTTGAAATAGGCCTCTGAGCCGCCCGCCTGACGGATCTTGGCCAACTTCTCCGGGGAGTATTCACCCTTCCGGGCCCTGGCCGCTTCGATCATTTCCTCTTCGATGGAGATTTTGGCCCGCTTGGCCGACTCCCAGCGGCCGCGGATATAGCCGACCAGTTCAGGAATCAGGGGTTGCGGGTTACTGTAGTCGGCCTGTTGTTGGCGCAGGCGCTCGGTGTCTTGTGGGGATAGGACGCGAACCAGGCCGACCGAGCTTGCTTGAATGGGCGGGGGAGGGGGTGG